CCTAAGATGATCAAGCCACCCAAGCCCAGCAAGCCAGTTAAGCCTGCACCCAAACGAAGAACTATTAGCAGTCGCACAGGAGCTCTAGGAGCCACCAGCGGATACTAAATAAAAACACAGGACAATAGTCTTGTTATAGCATAGTAAACCGGGGAACATTAGTTCTCTGGTTTATATTAAGGAAAAGAAATGACTAAAAAACTAAGCCCACCCGCAACAGCGCATGTGGACAGTCCCTGGGACGATGCTCCCGTAACCCCCCAAGAAATAATTGAAGTAGCAGAAGCAGTTGCAGGTGTAATACCAAAATCAATCAGCAATGCAGAATATGACATGGACGGCTTAATGACCGACTTTCCCACGGCCAAAGAACTTGAGAGATTTGTATTTGATGAAACAGGGGTTGTCCTAAACTTAAAGGGTCGTGCAAACAAATTAAAATATCAAACAGCCATGGATGTATTAAATGGTGTTGAGGTAGATCCAAAATTTATTGGCAGTGATAATCCATATATTGACAGAACAGAACTAATTCCTGTAGAAGACCTAAAACCAGTGCCTGACAGAGACCGACATTTACCTGAACCCAGTCAATTACAAAACATATTTGTCAGCAATGTTATACCACACACAGACTTTGAAGCTAGAATGCAGGACAAAAAGATATCAGTATATTTCCGCAAATACAAGTCAGGTGAGATCAGTTATGAAATTGTTGGACCAATTGATCAACGCCCACATGGTGTTAAATTAGACAAGTTTGGTCGTGAGCGTCCTGAAGTCATCAAATGGGTTGACCCCAGAAGCGGTGAGCAAACTATTGTGCGTAATGATGGCACACTGACACCACAGGGTCGTAAACTGCGTGGACTAATGCAGAGTTTCAAAGTAAACAACAGCAATCAGTGGGATACATGGATTGACAGAGAGTTCATCAGCCTAGGCGGCGACGGCGTCACCGATGTCTGGGACTTGTCAAAATGATAGCCCGTGATGCTGAAATACATCGCGCACAAGAAGCAGCCAAGGTCAGTGACACATTAATTCTGCAAAAGATCAATGCCAGTCACAGAGTGGCCTTTGCTGAAAAGTTTCCAGGACAACTGGAACACATACTGCGATTGTTGACAGAACGCTTGCAGGCAGGCTTGGACAAGCGTGATGGCATAGACATTGCAGATCCAGACACTTGGAAAATGACACCCAGTGAACTGGCAGCAATGAGTCACGCAATCATGGACATATACTCTGTTAAACAGCAATTAAACGACAAGGCCAACTAATGCTGGGCAATGATGTATTAATGAGCAGAGCCATACGCTGGGCAGTGGATGAACATGATCTAACTGTTGAAGCAATCAAAACAATACCAGGTCCAACAAAAACAATGTTAATGGATCTGGCCATTGACATCGCAGATGACATGAAGTTCAACCAGTTAAAGTATTTCCGCCCATTTGAACATCAACGGAAATTCTTTACCACTGGTGCCAGTGAGCGTCGTGGCATACTGGCAGCCAATCGTATTGGTAAAACTGTCAGCACCTGTTATGAAACAGCCATGCACTTGACAGGCATATATCCAGACTGGTGGACTGGACATAGATTTGATACTGCAATTACCTGCATGGTAGCCGGCGAGGGCTGGAGTCAGGTAGCACTGGTATTACAAAATGAATTACTGGGAACACAAGATGTTAAAATCACAGAGAATATTGGCAGTGGTGCCATTCCTCGCAGTTGTATTATTACTGATACTATGCGAAATGATGGAGCCAACTGTATCGGTTGTGAGGTCCGTCATATTTCTGGCAGTAATAGTTATCTGTTATTTGCTAACTATACCCAAGAAGTTAGACAACTCCAAGGATTTAAACTTAATCTTGCAGTATTTGACGAGCAACCACCAGATGATTTCTTCAGTGAAATTGTTACTAGAACAGCAACAACGCAGGGAAAAGTCCTCTGCTCATTTACGCCGCTTAAAGGACTTAACGGACTAGTATCAAAGTTCTGGAACAAAGAACAGGGCTATGAATACATTCGTGTGGCCTGGGACGATGTTCCTGAAATGGATCCCTGGGGACTGCCATTTCTGTTATACGAAACTCGTAAACAACTGGAACGAGATTATTTGCCACATGAACGAGAAGCCCGAATTGCTGGTAAACCAGTCATGGGCAAGGGCGCAGTATTCCAATTAGGCAACTGGCCCACATATAAAACAGGCGACATTGACTTTACTCGCATGAGCAGAATACAGCGTGTTATAGCCCTGGACCTTGGTTTAGTCAATGACAAAACTGTGATATCATTAATGTATTGGGAACCCCATGAAAGAACTGCTTACTTACACAGACAGATTGTTGTGCAGGGCATTGAAGAAGCTGTGCCCACTCAGTATATCAATCATCTTCTTCGTCCTGAAGTGTTTGGCACTCCTATTGTTCTTCCTGCTGATGCAAATACTAGTGGCAGATATACTATGAGTGCCAGCAGTATTCGTGAACTGTTTGAATCCTACGAACTCAATGTCTACGAAAAGGCCATAATGAATCCGCCTGATCCACAGGGTCGTGTAACCAATCACAAAAGCTATGGCATAAACCAAATGCGACAAATGTTGGAAGTAGGAAGTTTGATGGTCAATGAAAATTGCACACAATTCTTGAGTGAAGCAACTAACTATTATGTAGACGAGAAAGGTCGCTTCAGTGACCCCGACGATTGTATTGACTCAGCAAGGTATGCATTGTTGGCTTGTTTACAAGGAATAGCAGAACCATTTGATGGCCGTAGTCCACAGCAAAGAATGATGTCACAGCGAGACCGATACATTCTCAAGGACGACAGTCAAAAGCCCGCTTGGAAGAAGACCTTCTCAGCATAACAAGGAATAGCATGGCAACGAAACACGGACAATTTTTGATACATGGCGGCAAGGCCGATTCCATGGTAGTTGACAATGAAGACTACAAAGTAAGAGTCACCAAGACTTGGGTGCCCAGCACAGATGTCTGGCACATTCAATTTGAAAGCGAAAGCATATATAACTATCGCTTTGAATTATTTCTCACCAAAGAAGAACTGCAACATCTAAAAAGGGTGCTGTAATGTTTATCTGCGCCATAGAACAAAACACAATGTTATTGTGTGAACGACACGCCCGGGCATTTGAATCAGCAGCCATGTTGGCAAAAACACCACATACAATATATGAACTGGAAGATGAGGACAGTGAAGGTGCTGTATGCCATGCATGTAACCTACAAGATGAACTGACTCGTCCACAGATCATTATGCCCGGAGACTTTTAATGAGTTATATTGTATCAGCACTACCACCCATTAAATGCTTTGTAAAACGAGAATTCCTTTATAACTTCACAAAAGGACATGGAGAACTAGAACCAGCAATCTGGGTCAGTCTCAAAGCACTGCGTGGACAAGTATTTCGCATTGAGTCATTGTTACCCAATTACGGTGCATTATATGACAAACTACCCATACATGCTTATGTGTGGAAGCAGGATCACACAGATACTCTGCCCATAGATCAATTGCAATTATGGGACTGCATGGGTTACCGTTTTACCATCATTGAAAAGATAGGCCTGCGTAATCTGGGCGTGAAGTTCTTGGGCAAGGATAAAGACTGGCATTATGGCAACTATTTGTTTACTGTAGACTTCTGTGCAGAAGGCATGGATGTAGACACAGGCTTTACAGAGGTTGCAGAAGAACACAAGTCATTTAATTTTATTAAACTGGAAAATGGACAGTTTGCTGTTCAGCCCAATAACAGATGTTTATGGTATGATCAAAGTTTAATCCCCAGTGACACAAAGTTTCCAGACTTCCAAGCCGCACAGAACCTATGGACCGTGGATGGCACACGCAAATGGACAGCAGGTGACGACTGGTTCTACGACATCGTGGAAAGAAAACCTGATGTTAAAAACGCTAAATAATAGATATACTAAAGGTCTGCATAAACATGCTCAATATTAAAAATATTCCTGTCCAAGACATCAATCAAAATAAGAAAATCAACGCCAATTTTGTGCGTATGAAAAATCAAATGGATGTCAAAATGGCTAGTTATCTACGCTACTTAGGCACTAAAAATGCTGTTAATAGAGCCACAGACTACCATTACCTGTGCCTAGCAGTCACAGACTCTACTGCTCCTGTCAACGGCATTGATTACATACACCCCAGCGTAAAGCCTGTGGTGGATTATGCCACAGCAGTTATAGCCAAGGGACTTATGCCCAATGGCGAGATTAACTTTGAATTTGTTGCAGACACAGAAGAAGATGAAATAGCGGCTAGACAAGCCACTGACATGGTGTCAAAAGTTGTCAATCAAATGAATGATCCGCACTTTATCCTAGAGCGTTGGATCATGGATGCTAACATGCACAAAAATGGCATGATGATGATCAAGCCAGTGCGTGAAGCAATTACTCGTTATGTGGAAACAGAAGGCACCTTGGATCAATTACGAGCCTATGAACAACAGGCCGCAGAGTCTGGATTAACAGCACTGCGTCAAAGCAAACGCCAAATGACAGTGGACATGGAAAGTGCCATGGCAGAGATACAACAGTTACTGGGACAACAGGCAGAAGCCAGTGCAGA